CTGGCTTTTCATCGCGCAGAATCTTGCCGCCCACTGAACTGGTATGCACCGGGCCTTCGTACATCTCCCCATTGCATGTTGGTCGATACCAGAATATCGGCTCCTGCCCCTCACTAACCTGCGCTGGCACAGTGGGCTTGGCCGTCAGTAGCGGAGCAAGCTTGCTAAGTGCAATGCAGTCAAAATACGCATTGCCTTCACCATCCGTTTTAACGCCACAGTGTTGCAAAGCGGCGCGTAATGCATCACCCGGATGCCGCGAATGCTGCCCCTCACTGGTTGCGATGCGTGCGCGTAGCTCAACGATTTCGGCTTGGAGTTCCAAGTACGTTTCCAGCAACCCATTCCACTGAGCTAGAGCCGTATCGCGTGTCTGTTTGGCTCTGAATGCCTCTGCTTCAAGCTCAATGATTTTTCCGGCGTAGGGGCGAAGTATTGAGACTTCTAACCCCATTGCCTGATAATCGGCATCAAGCTTTTTATAATCTGCTTCCAGCGCCTGATAGTCGGATTGCAGGACAAGCGGATGCCCATGGAGTGAACCAATCACCCGCCCGCGTTGCTTGTCGTCTTGTTCGCTCATGATTCACTCCTTGTCGGCTTGCATGGCGGCTTGTACTTGATCGGCCAAATTCTCCCAGCCCCATGAAGCTAGCCTTTGCTGCATGAAACGAAAATATTCGGTATCCCGCTTCAATGCATCGATGGTTTCCATCACCTTGTCAGGGGTGCAGCCAAGTTGATCAGCAAGCTCGCTAATGCTGATATATGGGCCGGTTGGGGTGGCGTATTGCAGGCCATTATGAAAATCAAGTCGGGTAATCATCTCTCAGTCCTTTCCTGTTGCGAGTGCTGCGGACAAAGTTCGGACAGTGATCTCAAGCTCATGCAGTTTTATGGATCTATTGACGTCCTGTTCGTAAATCTTGTTATATGCGTCGCGCCAGTATTGAGTATCGGCTTGGCCTTGAGCCTTCCCCTTGTGATAGCCCCGCTTTTGAGCAAGTCTGATTTTTGCAATGTTGTTCACCAGCCATTCAGGGTCTTTTCGCATACCTTGGTAGGCTTTGATAATGAACATCGAGGCTTCCGGGTTCAACCAGAAGATCACCATAAACCCAAAGCGAATCCCCACTGTTAGCCGGTCGTCATCACGCCATACATTCACTTTCGGCAGGCTAAAGCCAAGTTGGATCAGCAGCATCTATCACTCCTCAAATAGCTGTAATTGATTCCATCGCGGCGGCAATGAATTGCACTGCCGCCTCTGCATTAATTGCGTTGCCGTAGCCGCGCAGCGTTCCAGACCGGTACGCTTTGGCGCGCTTCAGGCTTTTTGCATCAAGTCCTGCCAGCTCTGCCAATCCTCGTGCCCTGGCGCTGAGCTTTCCCATGCCTGGGGCAAGCCCATGAGCCAGCGGGAATGACCCGGGCATAACTGGCCGCCACTTTCCATCCCGGCAAAAGAGCCAGTCAGCATCTCTCCAGAAGCCGTTAACCGGGCCGGGCTGCAGATCGCCGCGAAGTCCTGCAAGCGCTGCTGGTGTTTCGTCCCGTCTTCCCGGTACATCGTCATTGCCCGTTCCGGCGCTGCTTCCCGATCGTTGCTTCCTGCCGTCGGAGTTGGCCAGCCCGCCATCTGTGCCACGTGATTCAGCGTTTTGTTCGGCGCCGCTTCGTCCAGCGTCCCGCGCCGCTCCGAGTCCGTGGCCGTGGGCCAGCCCGCCATTTGCACCTGGTGCGTCAACATCGTTGGAGCCGTATTCCCTGTTGAGTCGATCGACCGGGACACATACTGCTCCGCTGTGCCGCCCGGTTCCGATGCTGTCGGCGTGCCCCAGCCGGCTAGCCAGACCATCCGCCCCAACAAGGCATTGATCGGCACGTTTTGACATTCCTCGCCGTCCTTCCAGTCGCGCGCGGTGGGCGTGGCCCATCCAGAAAAGTCGGTCCCGGATGTGCGGGGCACCGACGCCCGCAGACGGAAACGGGACGGCCCCGAAGGTGTAGCCCAGCTTTTCCAGGTCAGCTTGTACAAGGTTGACCCAAGGTTCTGCGTCCTTGCTCGCAACTTGTTCTCCAAAGACGTCTGCAGGGCTGCACTCCTGGATGAGCCAATGGAAGTGTGGCCAGAGGTGTCGCTTGTCATCAAACCCAGCGCCTGCGCCTGCCGCGGAGAAAGGCTGGCACGGGCAACTACCGGTCCAGACAGGCCGGTCGTCGGGCCAGCCGGCGCGGCGAAGCGCGTACGACCAGACTGCAATTCCAGCGAAAAAGTGACACTGCGTGTAATTTCGCAAATCTGCTGGCTTGACATCTCGAATATCCCTTTCGTCCACATATCCCGGAGCGATGTGGCCGGCGCCGATCAGGTTTCGCAGCCATTGGGCAGCAAACGGATCAATTTCGTTGTAATAAGCAGGCATTATTTTATTTCCGCCTCGTACGCTTGATTATTTCCCGCTCCAGAATCGATAAGTAAAATTTGTGAAAATAATAGCCGGCTGATCGTTGATTGCCGGAGCGGCCAGAATATTTACGCCTGCGTCCCGATACCGCAGTGTCACATCCAGGCCACCCAGCGGGTCAAGCTGATGCGGGCCATTAAAGTGATTCCCGCGGTAAGCGGCACCAATCGCCGGGCCCACACCAGCAGAAAAATCACCAGAGCGCACGACGTACTGCGCCGACGCGATGGCATATGGCCCCCAGAGGTCAACGCTGTCTTTCATAAACCCGGCTTGGGCGACAATCGCAAAATTACCCATATCATGCTGGTATTGCACAGCCAGACCGGTATTCAGCTGGTTCCAGTGGTAACCCTCTGCGACAGGTGGGTGGCTGTGCCAGGACAAACCGTTAACGACGATATCGGCTGAATCGGCGTAGGCCAATGAGGTGGCCGTCAAGGTCAATGCAAAGATCAAGGTTTTCATGATTTGCGTACCGTTACGTGTTGGAGTGACGTAACTATAAAACGTTATTAACGTTTTTGCAACTAAAAAAAAATGCCGTACATCAGACGGCATCCTTCAGACCTTTTGCACTACCGAAATAACGGCTGATCAACCCCACGCTGGTGCCTGTAGCTGCTGCGACATTAACCCGTGTGACCGACTTCATGCCTTTTGTCTGTGCGATCAGTCGGGCCGCGCTTAGCAGCTGGGCTTTGCGTTCGTCGGGGTCCATCCGGGTATGTTGTTTGCGCTCCATATATTTCGGCCCTGCTTACGTAAATAACGCGATATTAACGTTTTATAGCGTTATGTCAAGCCTGGTTAGTAATCGATCCAGTTAACTTCAGATTCATATTCGGTAATCGGTGTGTTATGCCCCCGTATATTTTCTGGGGTGATCTTGGCCCAAGCTTCTTCATTTAACAGTGCGTCCAGAGCCAGCTGGGTTTCCTTGATCCACAGCAATCGGCGTTCGCACCGGATTTTGAAGCTGGCCAGAGCCCTGTCCCAGTTTGAGTAAGCCCACTGGCGGCCGCCGTTTTTCGTGATGAATCGTTTTTCCTTGTCGATTGACGCGCGACATCCCCACCCCAGCCAGCGTTCAGGCAGCAGCCAGTAACCATTAGGGGTTTCCTTGAATGCAAACCACGTATCACGGGCCACATAAACCCGGTTAGCTTCAGTGACCATCCGCAGTTTGTAATGGTCGGGCCCCTTGCGTTCATATCGTTCCATGTCAGTCTCCGGCGTAAAACACGATACACATTCCGATTAAAACCAGCCTAAGCCGGGTTCGTCTGAGGTAAACGCCACAATAGCTAATGCGCTGAACATCAGAGTCACCCCAGAACCCCCTCAGGCCCATTTGCGAAAAACGCCACGCCCCCGGCAGCCAGTACGCCATCGTTCCATTTGCGTTGCGCTCGTTCGTGCGGCGTACCCGTATATTTCCAGCCTTCTTTCTTGCATTCCACGCTGGTAAATAGTGCCACCCGGTGGCCAACCATATCAGGTGTAACCATGACTGATTTCCAGCCGATCAGATCACCAGATTTAATCACCTTGTTCATCTGGGCGTTATCATTAGCCAGCCCGAACCGTACAGGCTGGCCTGCCGGATTTGCCAGCACCCCGCTATTGTTCCGGAACAGGCGATAACCGAATTTTGCGGCCTCCAGACGAATCAGGGATTGCTGACGCGACTCGCTGCCGGCAGGTTCCTCCGTGGATTCAGCGGCCTTGAAATGGGGTAAGCCCATCCCCGCATACAGTTCTTCCAGCGCGGTCATCGATACGCCGTGTTTGATTGCCCAGGCGGTCAGATTCATGCTTCGAGCATCCGGATAATGTCCGGCACATGCGACAAAGGCATATCACCAGTTTTCAGTTGCGACAAGGCGTGGATAGCCAGTGTAAATTTCGCCCGCAGTTTTGCGATTTCCTGTGCTTGTAACAGATCGTCGCCACGCTCCAGCAAGTTAATCCCCTGCTGTACCAAATCCTGATTGATCATCTCTCATACTCCCATCCGTGTTATACCAACAGTTCAAACTACCGCGGCGATGCGGAGAATTAATCGCCCACAGATAGCCGCCACAGAAACATCCCATTGCGCGGGTGTCTCGCCGCATCATCCATTTGTCCAGGCGCCAGTCACGTTTTCCACATACAGGGCAAGCGGGAGCCCGGATATAACGGTCGGGGTGACGCTTAAGGGCGCGCCGACTTTGGCAATGCCTACAGCGGCAGTGAAAACTCATCGCCCTTGTCGCAAATCAGCCAGAACCCGTGTTAGGTCCATGCTTGCCCGACGAAGTGCGCCATATTCCTTGCTACCGGGCCGGGCACCACGAGCCAGTTTTGCCGCTTTTATAAATCGGCACGCTTCAATCAGCGATTTGTCAATGGTCTGCTTTTTCATATTTAGCTCCGAATAACTGACATAAGCCACAAACCACCCAGGCCAAACACAATCCAAGCTGCCACCAGCAATGCCTCAAGCCAGGTCTGTTCCTTTTCGGGCCATTCTTTCACCGTGGAGACAGTGCGCTCAAATTTAAGCCCATAGCCTCGACCCATCCCGATACGCTCAACGGCGTCTACGGTTTTAATCGGTTGTTCCGGTCGCGCCAGGAATTCTTTCGCAAGCGCCAGTTTCACCGACCGACTGTTCGCATGGATAACCGCTTTCGACTTCATACCGTGAAATTCCATATTTTTCTCCGAGTGTTTTCAGTTTTTCGTTGACCAGCGCCAACTCAAGCGCCAACGTATTACGCCGAATTTCCAGACCGCCCTGCAAAAACGTCAAAGCAAATTTTTGCGTGGAGAAATACTCACCGGTTACATCTAGCCCAACCCGCTGGCGATATCGACCACGTTTGATCAGTTCCACGCTGAAAATGCCATCCTTGTGGCGAATCTTGCGCCGGGCCCGATGTTCCACGATTTCATCAGATACCACGCTGTAGACCATCAATTCATCAGACATGGCATGCCACCACGATATTCAGAGTCAGCCAGATACCTGCGATGACAGCCAGACCGACCAGGGTTTTTACATCAAACATTTCAATACAGTTCCGAAAGGTTATAAGCTTTGGCGAAGCTGGATGGACTGCGATAGTGCGCCAGCTCTGTATATTTTTTCCACACTGCAACAGGGCCGCCCGCACGGGGAATGTTTACCTGGATATCTTCAGGTAATTCCAGACACAGGGTGCTACCCGATGGCATGACAACGGCAGTGTTGTAGACAAATAATGCCTGCTCTGGAGTGAGGATCATTGCTGTTTACTCGCCTGAATTACGCAGAGGGCTAGCAGCGCTTTTTTGTGTTGCTCCCAGAAAGCCGTGGCGTGGCCGTCCATCGCGCGGATTTCCTCTGCAGTGAACATGCCCCAATCTTCGTGACTGTGGCGCTGGCAACCGATGCGCATAAAGCCTTCCGTGATCAGTACCCTCCAGTACAGCCCCTGAACGATCAGGGGCTGCCGGGTAATTTCTTCGCCATCGATTTCGGCACCGAGCAGATCGGCACCGTCCAGATTGGCACTGCGCAGATTGGCATCGCGCAGATTGGCACCGCCTAGATTGGCACCGCGCAGATCGGCACCGTCCAGATTGGCACTGCGCAGATTGGCATCGCGCAGATTGGCACCGCCTAGATTGGCACTTCGCAGAATGGCATCGCGCAGATCGGCACCGTCCAGATTGGCATCGCGCAGATCGGCACCGTCCAGATTGGCACTGCGCAGATTGGCATCGCGCAGATTGGCATCGCGCAGATTGGCATCGCGCAGATCGGCACAGTACAGATTGGCATCGCGCAGATTGGCATCGCGCAGATTGGCATCGCGCAGATTGGCACCGCCCAGATTGGCATCAGATTCCAAAGCCGTAAGTACCAAGTCTTTCAACGTCTCAAATTCGCCTTCAAAAATAACAGTGTTCGAAAAACGGTTCAGCAGTTGCATTTTGTTTTGCTCCTTGGCGGGTACAGGTAAACCAGCGTTCGCCACCGGCTTGCGTGTACCGGCTGTTGCCAGCCGGGTGTTGGTTATTCACGCTCGACAATAAAGTTGCGAACATGTTTCAAGCTGCCTGCGGTCGGTATGATGCGCACCTCGTATTCAATCCATACTCTTGCCCCACGCGAGCACCGCACAGGCTCCAGTACGCGTACAGACTTTCCGTCGTCTGCGCTTTCTGCTTCGTAGCCTTTGTCCTGAAGCAATTTAACGGCATATTCTGCATTACGCATTTGTTCATTCCTCGTTACGCTCAAGGGCAGCAACGTCTTTTGCGTCCCGGCAGATAGCGTTTGCGCCCTCGGTGTCAAACCCACGATCAATCGCCCATTGCCAAAGTTGGGCGCGGGCAGAACGATGAACACGATTGAAGTGCCCTGGGTGCGCTGCATTCACGCGGTTGATATATCGCTGTTGTGCTTGAATCAGTGTCATTTCCCTACCCCTTCACGTTTTGTTATCCGATGGCCAGACTATAAAACATTAATAACGTTTTATACCATTACCGTTCGTCGGTCTTATTTCGGACAAGTACAGTTAACGCTTCGGCTTCTTTCGCGCTTCCCTTCAGCGCGGTTAAAATATCCTTGCCAAATGTAAAATAAAAACGACGTTCCAGTTCCTGTTGACTTTCTGTGGGGTACATGCCGGCCCACCAGGCGATAGCTTCCTGCAAGTGAATATGTGCGGCCACACGTGTTCCATGCTTTTTAGCCAAAGAATAGCGCGCCGCTTCTGGCAGCCCGGGCGGCTGGCGCAATGGTGCATATGGGTCAAACACTTCCCCGCGCATAGCAGCCAGCGTTTCCGGTGTGAGGAAAAACAGGCAACCGTCTACATTCTGGATATTGTCGCGCCTCAGAGGTTCTGGTGCTGGCTCACCACAATATGGGCAATGCGTATAAATCCGCTCATACGCTAACCAGCAACCATCAGCCAGACATGTACGCATGGGTACGCCATCGGCCACGCTGCGGCTACGTTTTTCCCGACCATCCAGATTCCATTCGTGAGGCGCATCAGGCACGTTGTGGAGATAGACGTTACCAACCAGATCGATAATCAGCGCCTTGGGTTTGACACTTTCTGCAATAAACGCAAGGCGCTGTTCATCGCTGTAATCTCCCCATGCGGCCATCAGAATCATGCTGATCATAAGCCGCAGTGCGCGCCCGAACTGCTGGACGTATAGCGCATAACTGAGCGTGGGTCTTGCCATCAATACGACTTCAATCGCCGGCAGATCAAACCCTTCACCGAACAGATCGACGTTGATTAATACCCAGAGCTTCCCACTCTCAAGGTCCGATGTAGCCAGATATCGGTCATCGTCGGAGCTTTCAGCAGTTACCACTTTTGAAGGTACACCACGGCGTTCAAATTCCGCCTGTATTTCGTTGGCCCCTTCCACATCCACGGCGAACACAACAGCCCGCTTTTGCCAGGCGTACTGGCAATAAGCATCAACGGCATTACTGACCATCTTGCGGGATCGATGAACAGCTCGTGACGCCCCGGCCTTTGTCCAGTCACCATCAGCCCCAATCGTGACATCAGACATGTCCAGGTCTTCAGGCGTGGCTGTGATCACGTCGTAATCTGTCAGGTAACCGGCATTAATCAGTTCCCGCATGGTCGGACCACAGATCAATGCATCAACGAATCCATCTGCCGCCCGGCCCAGACCTGCGCCGTCCGCACGTTCTGGCGTCGCTGTGGGGAACAAGCCATATGCATTTGGAAACATGGAAAACGCCTGACCCCATTTGTTTTCCCTTAAAACGTGGTGTGCTTCATCCTGAACAATCAGTCGCGTCCGATTCTTGAACTCATCTGTTAATTTATCTTCCCGAGCGCGCAAGGTATCCACACCGGCTACCCATGTCCTGGCTGATGGGTCGAACCAGCCTTTGCCGAATTTCTTCATGTGCAGCTGTACGATGCGCCGGCGCACGTTGTCGGGCGCGATGATATCGTGCTTGATTTCTTCCCGGGCGAGAGCCAGCGAAATCTGGCTCACAAGTTCCTGACGGTGGGCGATGGCACCGGCTGGCTCGTTTGCTTCCTTGATCACGGCTCCGATAATCACCGTCTTGCCTGACCCTGTGGCCGATACCGGCATGGCAACCTGTTTACCGGCATTCCATGCGTCAAACACCCGGCGCTTGATATCTTCCTGAAACGGTCGCAGGCGGCTCATTCTGGCAGATCATCCCAACCGATCAGCAGATGAGAGACACATGCAAAATCCGCTGTATCTATAACAAGGCGTTTCGTGCGCTTCACCGGATGAATGCGGACTACGCATACGAACTTGACGCCAGCACTGCTTATGCCGATGAACCTGAAACCGTTGATGTCAGGGAGTTCTGAGATATTTTTCATAATTTTAAAATTTATGGTTGAAACGTTATTAACGTTACCGTATAGTCCGGTTTGCAGCAAGCGTTATTAACGTTTTAACAGGATAAAATTATGGAAATCACATTGAAGTTTGCCCACGGCACTACGCCATCCCAGATCGTGGATGAGGTGCTGGCTGTGTTTGCTGACCAACCGGTCATGATCGATCGTACCACTGGTGAAATTACGTTCACCGGTCTGGACAACGGCGAGCAGGGTGTCAGCAGCTATATCGCCCCACCACCGGCACCGATTACTATTCCGAATCATCAAGGTTCAGCGATGCTGGATAGTTCCGGTTTGCCATGGGATGAGCGTATCCACTCCAGCAGCAAGGAAAAGACCGCCAATGGCACCTGGCGGGCTCGTCGTAACATCAATAAGGATTTGACTCCAGAACAAATCGCAGCGATTGAAGCTGATTTGCGTGCGGCTATCGGTGGTTCCGCTGAATCCCAGGCTGCGTTCAAGCAGCATATTCAGGAAACAGCACCGCACGCAGTCGCTGATATTCCGCCGGCTCCTCCTGCTACCGAAACCCCCGCTATTCCGGCTCCACCACTGCAACCTGCCCCGGCACCCGCCCCGATGGCTACAGTTGGCACGCCATATCAGGATTTTGTAATGTGGGTCACTGATCATATCGTCAAGGGCACTTTCACCGTGGATAAGGTGAATGAAGTGTGCGTGACCTACGGCGTAGTTGACGGTGATAACAAGGGGACGATGCAGATGCTGGCCAACATGCCTGACCGTATTCCTTCAGTCAAAGCCATGCTGTCTGTCATGTATAACCTGCCGGGCTAATCATGGACTCCCCATACGGTTTGCGTCCTAGTGGTGCCCCCATCTGGACAAAATGCGAAATGTACCCGCGCATGAGCCAGATTTATCCAGAACTTCCGGGCGATATCGACATCGGGCGGGATGAGGGATTGTGCTTCCACAAGGTGATTGAAAAGCGGCTTACTGGCGATATCGTACAGGTTGGTGATGTATTTCACGATATCACCGTGACCACTGAAATGATGGATCATGCCACGGAATATGTCAGGGAGGCATTGAGCTGGGGATGTGAACTTCACGTGGAGGAATCAATTTCCGGTGATGTGATCCATCCTGAATGCGGCGGCACACCAGACGTGTGGGGATACGTGCCAGGGCTCTTGCGTCTGCTGGATGCCAAATATGGTCATCGCCATGTGGAAGTGTACGAGCATGAACAACTATTGATTTACATCGCCTCGATCCTGGAAAAACTGGGCATCAATGGCCTTATGGATCAATACACCTGGGTGGAAATTATTGTCTATCAACCACGTTGTTATGATCGGGAAGGGCACTTCCGGCGCTGGCGGGTTCTGGCTTCAGACCTTCGTGGAAATTTCAACTGGTTACGTGGTCGGGCAGCACGTACAGAAGCGGCTGACGCGAAATGCGTTACCGGCTCCCATTGTCTGGACTGTTCAGCCCGTCACGCCTGCAAGGCTGCACAGCATGCGGGAGCCGTTGCCATGGACCTGGCACAATTGCCAATGCCGAACGACTTGCCCTCTGAAGCGATTGGTGCGGAGCTGGACCGTATCGAATGGGCCATGAGTATGCTCAAAGCCCGGCAAACCGGTCTGGAAGCACAGGCGATGTTCAACATTAACAATGGCGCGCAGATTCCCGGCTGGGATATCGAACGTGGCCAGGGGCGTTTGTACTGGATCGACCCGAAAAAAGCCGAAGCATTGGCAAACCTTTACGGGTTATCCATCATGAACGACCCGGAACCAATGACGCCCACCCAGGTGATCAGCAAGCACAAGGAACTGGCGCCATTTGTTCCACAATTGGCTAACCGGCCGCTGGGTGCCCCAAAGCTGGTGCGTTTCAACATGACGCACATGAAAAAACTGTATGAATCTGTAAAGGATAAGTAACCATGGCAGACCGTCAAAAAGTCCCGTTTGTTACGCCAATCGGGCGTTTCGTTCAGGGTAGTTTTTACGAAATGCAAACCAAGGACGACAAAGGTAATTTGTACGTCAACAAGATCACCAAAGAACCCCAGCCGCATAGCTTTTTCGCTATCGCTATCCGGAAAGATGATCCGGCATGGCCGGCATTCTGGGCACTTCTAACCGCAGAAGCTATGAGCGGCTATCCCCAGTTCTTTGATCCTCAGGGCAATTGCCGGAAGGCTGATTTTTCCTGGAAAGTCATCGATGGTGACGGTTACGATGACAAGGGTGTCCACAACGCTACCAAACCGGGCTTTGCTGGTCATTATGTCGTGCGTTTCCCCGGGTTTAAACTTCCTAAAGTTTTCCAGGAAGGACGTATGGATGCCGCGCTCCAGATCACCGATCCTAATGTCGTGAAAAAAGGGTATTACGTCCGTGTTGTCGGCGATTGCGTGGCCAACATTGGCGCAGAAAGCCCAGGGCTTTATATGAATGGCCATGGCGTTATCTGGGTAGGCAATGGTGAAGTGATTCAGGGTGGCCCGGATATCATGGCGCTCTATAATCAACACGCTGGTGCCGTAAGCGCCCCTGCCGGTATGACTGCTCCGAATAGCGCCCCGGTTACACCGATGGCTGCCGGTCCCGGCATGGGTGTATCTGGCCCAGGTTCTGCGCTTCCCGGTCCCGGCATGGGCGTATCTGGCCCTGGCGGCGGTTTGCCGGCTGGTAATCCGGGTATGGCTGGGCCAGGTACTGCACCGGCTCCGGCGCCGATGGCGGGACCGGGCGCGATTCAGCCGAACCATAATTTCGTGGCTAATGCTGTTGGCGCGCCTATGATGGCACCGCCTCCCCAGACCATGACCCCGCCTGCATCCGCTGCGCCGGTATATCAGATGACTGCGCTTGCTGGGGGTTTCACTCGTGAACAGTATCTGGCGTCTGGCCAGAACTGGACCGACGAACTCCTGCTGGCCAATGGCTACATGACAAGGATTGCATAATGCTCACAATCAACCATCTAGGTTTCGACAAAACCCGTGAACGTGTGGAAGCACAGATTTTCGACAGCGGTGATAAATTCCGCGTTGAAATCGTGAAAGCGACGCCGATTTTCAAGCGTTTGCAAGTCGGCTTTGCTGCCGATGTGGAATTCCAGGTGAAAGCCGCTCAGGCTAAACTTCGCAAGCGTCTGGAACGTCAAAACGGCCTTTCCGGCAAATACGTCGCTCACTGATCCACGGCGCCCCACTGGTCAACGGTGGGGCGTTTTACCTCATGTTGAATATCCCGCCCCCTCCGGCCCGCGTCCCCGTTGAATGTGATACAGAATGTTTCCCTAACTGGTGGCTTATCAAGTTTCGTTATTCAGATGGATCGATCCGTTCATTCCAGTTCTGGGAGGGTGGCAGACTGGACGTGGAAGGTATTAAACAGGTGTTGATGACCACAACCATCTATACCTTTAACGGCAATAACTATGATGTCCCGATGATACTGCTGGCGCTAACCGGCGCATCCTGTCGTGCGTTAAAGCACATGAACGACACGATTATTCCAGGTAAGGGTCATAAGGGTCCGCCCGCCTGGCAGCTCCTGCAAACCTATGGACTGGAAATACCCACGTGGCTGGACCATGTGGATTTGAAAGAGATTCCGAAAGGCGTACTGTCATTGAAAATGTACGGTGGCCGCATGCATAGCCGGAAATTGCAAGAAAGCCCTGTAGATTTCAGCACATGGCTTACTCCGGAGGAATCGCGCGAAGAGGAAGACTATTGCGAAAATGACCTCGCAACCACGCTGGACATGCGCATTGGTTTAGCAGAGCAGTTGCACCACCGGGAGGTTACCGGCAAACGCTATGGTATCGATTTGCGGTCAAAGTCTGATGCCCAGATGGCCGAAGCAATTGTAAAAAGCCTGCTACCATTCAAGGTTCGCATTCCACCGTGGCCCCACGGCACCCGGTTTAGCTACACTGCGCCCGGATTTATCCACTATGTCACGCCGCAACTTCAAAACCTGTTGTACTTGGTTAAATCCACACAATTTGTGGTCAGCGAGAAAATCACGAACCCGGCCTACATCGCTGACCCTGATGCGGATGTGCCGGGCGACGGGATACTGATTCCGCCTGAAATTGAAGGTCTTGATATTGTCATCGGCCAGTCCACGTATCGCATCGGTATCGGCGGCTTGCATAGTCAGGAAAAATCAGTAGCTCATTTCAGCATCCCCGGTGTGCAAACCCTGTCTGACCACGATGTGAAGAGCTATTACCCGTCCCTCTGGCTGCTCATGGGCATGTCACCGCGGCAGATTGGGCCGGCACTGCTGGATATCTATCGAGATATTTATCACAAACGCCTGGAGGCCAAGGCCCAGCTTAAAAAACTGGTGGAAGGCACACCTGAATACGCAGAAGCAAAGGCCATTGCCGAAGGGTTTAAAATTACCCTGAATGGTCTATATGGCAAGCTCAACAGCAAATACAGCATTGTATACGCCCCCGACATGCTGATCGCCATCACGGTCACGGGGCAGCTGTCCATCTTGATGTTGATTGAACGTCTGGAGCTGGGTGGCGTTCGTGTTATTTCTGCAAACACGGACGGCATCGTACTGGCCACGCCGGCCGGGCTGGAATGGTATAGAGATAATACAATCAGCTGGTGGGAACGAACCACCGGTCTGGAAACTGAGGCGCAGGAATATAAAGCGCTGTATAGCCGCGATGTGAATTGCTATGTGGCTATCAAGCCGGACGGCAAGGTTAAAGGAAAAAGCGCGTTTGCCCAGACCGGCATCATTGAAGGTTTGAATCCGGATAAGGACATTTGTGGAGAGGCCGTTTGTAAATATCTGGCTGAAAACATTCCCATGGAATTCACGATTCGCTCATGCCGTGATGTACGCAAGTTCCTGTCCATCCGTCAGGTGGATGGTGGCGGCCGTTTCGCTATGGGGAAAGCTCACGATCCGAAAGCGAGAAAAGCGGAACGGGTGGCCACGCTCAAATCCGCTGGTGCAGTGCAACTGGATAAAACCATGTGGCATTTGAATGGCGTTACGCTCGAAGAACAAAAGCTGTACAAAAGTCTTTGCAAACCGCGTGACCCGGTTTATCTCGGTAAAGCTGTGCGCTGGTATCACAGCGTTGATGGTGGTGCCATTTATACATCGCGGGGCGGTCTGGTGGGTGGCAGTACAGGTGCCCGGCCGATGATGGAATTGCCGGCTGACTATGCTGTTCCTGCTGATATCGATTACCAGCATTACATTGATGAAGCATATTCTCTATTGGCGGCAGTAGGCGTGAAAACGCCCAGCCGTGCCAAGCTGGGCGCTGTATGAATCTAGCCGGTGGGGAACCCATCAGCCCCGCGTGCACACCTTCCCCGTGCGGGTCAGGGCGGAATCGGGCGACACATTTATGATTCCCCTGCCGCCACCTGGTGCGCTCAGGCCATGAGAGGGGAGCAATCAGAAGGATAGCACGCGTTTCAGCATTGCGACGTATGCCGCATGCGCTTCGGCTTGTGTGGGGTATTCGTGAATGGTGATTTGTTTACTGCTGGCGGTGCGTTCTTCCACAACCCAGCACTGACGGGCTTTGTCAAAGTGCGGCCGGTTAAATACAATCCATCCGGATTTCATGTGGTGCCCTGATAAGTGGTGGAAGCTGATTTTAACCGGATCAGCAAACCGGGGCAGATTTAAACCGCCTGTACGGCTGGCTGGTAACCGGAGCCCACAGATTCGGCAGGCGCTTCAGCTACAGGGTCGGCAGCCACATCTACAGCAACTGGAATCGGAGCGGCGCTGTTAGCCACAACGGAAACGTCAGCGTGGATATCGCCCAGCAAACTGTGCAATTCATCCAGAAAACCCTGTTCAGCACGGGTTACGCGGCCTTCAAAAGCATCCAGTTTTGCACGGGCATCCGCCAGGGCATCAGTAAGCAGAGACATGATTTATTCCTTTCGCTAGATTAATCGGAAAAAGTTAATAACGTTCTAAAAACTTCACTCTAGCGGTTGACTTTTTGTGCGTCAATAAATTTTTGTATCGTTACTGCGTAATCGTGAGCGGCTTGTCCGTAGTTGGCGGCGTCGTCTGCCCGCCGGCTTTCGGCGCGGAGAAAGTTTCCAGCTTCATCTGAAAGTCGGACGTCGGCGGATTCGACAGCAATAGCGCTGGCGGTGCTGGTGGCAGGGGACAGTTTTGTACTAGTGGGACAGTTGGCACGGAGCCACAAGCCGCGAGTATGAGCGACAGTAGCGAGATGATCAGCAGCGGCCACAGTGCTGGCCTGGCGCTGGATTGATCGTGCGTCATCCTGTTGTCTGAGTTCATTGTATTTCCTTTCCGTGTCAGCGGCCCGGGCGTTCGCCTGATTCAGGTCGGCCAGCTGTTTGATCTGAAGTGCTTCTGCCGCGGCTTTCGCTTCGGTCGTATCGTAGTGACGTGTCAGTGCGAACACTAGAAACATCAGCACGATTATCGCAGCCAGTTTAAATAACCGGATTTCAGCAACATCAAACATTTTTACGAGCCTCGATATCAGCAAGCAATCCGGGTTGTTTCACCAGGCTGGCTAGTGCGGCCAGAAGGCTGAACACCACGCCAGCAAGCATGAAACCACGTCCGGGTAGTGCCGCAAGCACCTGCCCCAGAATACCGCAGAGTGTGGCCAGAATGGCAAAGCGGACGGACCAGAGGCGATGCCATAAAGTTAGCCCGTCAACAAACAATGGCCTCAATTTTGCAAACACAGTTTCACCTCATCATTCCGTCGGGCAACGAGGCCGTTATATACCTTTTTCCCCGCATAAACAAACAACCTCATGCGTTCGCAAGCTTGCTGCCATTTGCCGGCGCGTTCCAGCTCCACAATCGATGTGCCGGGGATATATCGCGGCGGCGTGTCACCATCTGTAGCACGGCGCGTCAGAATACCCGGCCCTAGGTTATACACCAGATCGCCATAAGCCAGCCGGCGGTTAAGTGGTAGTCCAGGTAAAACTTTATCGACCATAGGAAGAAAAATACCCACACGCTTTTCAAGCATCGCCATGCACTGCGCATGTGTGGCCCTGTCGCCCTTTTTAACCCCGTGCGTTTCGCCATCGCAAATCGTCCATGTGCCGTTAACGTCCTGATATGCCTCAAGACGTTCACCTTCAAAGGGAGCGATATAGGCAGCCAAGCCGATGATCACACTGCCACCACTGGCCGCCATGGCCGCGACAACACGGGAAGGGAGCTTAATTCCCATCGTCTAGGCGCCGCTGTCGTTGCTTTTTCCACCATGCGTGGGTCTCAAAGAAAATCCGCAACACGGTGTAAATCAGGGTAGTCCACAATACGGCGTTCTGTAATGTCATTTTTGTTGTCAGTCCCGCCCATATATTGATCAGCCATAGGCCCAGTACATCGACCCATGCTTTGATTTGAGTCATTTTTTTTACTCCGCCTTGGGTTCCACCCAGCCCGGAGGCGTGGGCAGCATGCTGCGGGTAAGTGAATCAAGTGTGCTGAAATACGCCAGCCAGCGGGCATCATCTTCTTCCACGGTGCCCTGATTCGGCCATACTTCCGGGTCTTGCGGACAACCGAACGTGGCATTTATTGCCGTTTGTTTGCCATCAGTGAAATTTACGTAAATGGTCATGGTCAGAACCTGTAAGAAGTGATATAAGCCGACCAGCTATAAGTAGTACCCTGCACACCACCAGTGGCGTAATAAATAGTCTGTGGCACCGGAATGATCAAACCGCTAAACGATGTGTTCATCGTCTGACCGTTAGCCTGAACAAACCCCTGGTTATATTGCAGCCCTGTGCTGTTGGCATCAGAATTGAGCAGAAGCGCGCAACCACCAGGCGCCCCAGTCACTACGCTGGATACCATATAGCCCCCGCACTCAATCGCTTGAGGGGGCACTGCGCCACTGATACTCAGGGATGTCGGGCCACCGGCTGTGGTAGTGCTTAGAACCGACACAGCAGCACGGTTAATCAGACGGTCAACCTGATTGCCAGGGTAAAGCTGACCCGCACCATTGGTCATCCACACGGAAACAAGCACATTGTAGGTGTATCCAGACGGCATGTTTACGCCGGAATACATCGTACCGGATGAGGTGCTGGCGTTTGATGCTAAAAGATTCGCAAACCCATTTGTCGGATTATAAATCAGATAGATGGATACTGCGCCGTTAGCAGGTGGCGAACCGATATCCATACCACCCGCACCGGTAGTGGTCAAATTTAGTGAAAGGCTAAGGTTCGCCAGGCGAATCATGATGCCATTGAGGCCCCCGCTGCCGATAATCGCCTGTTCAATTGACATGGTAAGACTTTGTATCGGCGAGGTGATGCGTATCTTTGAATTACGTACGCCCCCGATAATGCCGGGGGCACTGAATGCGGGTTGCGCCTGGTTTCCGGTAGCAGGAAATCCTACATTCAGTGGGGTCAGCGCATTGCCGATCTGGGCAACAAGATTCGTACCGTCCCCATAAACTTCCTGGCTACCACCACTGCCGCTAACGAGTACCCCAGTGCCGGCGGTTGTTTTGCACGTAACACTGTAAGCGCCAACAGTGCAATTATTGATGATCAGCCATTGACCTTTGAACGCCGGAAAAATTACGTTAACAGCAGCCGTCAAAGTCCCGGTTAGTACGATAACCGGGGAGCCATACTGTGCGGGAGTCAGCGTAACGTTAGAACCCGTCAAAGCAACAGTGGTTTGGCCCACGCCTTGCAAGCCACCGGCAGACGCCAGAACAACAAATGATCCACTGCCGACACTGCTGTTATATTGCACATATACATCGCCAGTTGCGGCGATTTCCCCACCGCTAAGCGCATTAAATGCCTGACCGACGATAGGCACCGCAGCGAGCCCGTTTACAGCCAGTGTGGATGCCCCAGTGTTACCATTTAAGGCTTTGAAGCCCACGATCTGCCCATCTGTCAGCGCTGTCGGAGCTGGAGACAAGGTCACGCTGTAGTTATTGGCGGTGCCAGTATCCACGGCGTAATTAAACTGGTTAGCCTGCAACTGGGTAGCTTGCACCAGTGCGGAAAGGGTGCCCGCCGTGAACATATTTGTAGCGATATCGCCCGCCGACCAGTTTTGCGCGGCGGTGCCTTCCTGTGCCCGAACAATCGTCATGGTGTCGCCGCTACGAGCGGTTACACGCACGATTTCAGTGAGCAAGCCGGTAGCGGCATCGTTCAGAGTCAACAGAAAATACTGGTTAGCTGCCGGTGATGGAAACAGGGCGCCCTGACCGGCCGACACAGTGAGCGACAACGCCGTGGTGTTGATCGAACTGGCAAGCGTGGAGTTCGCGTTATTCGCAGCAAGAATAGTAAGACCGGCCATGGTTTAACCTTTAAAAATACGTTGGATTTCGTCACAATCGCCGCGGATGACGGCATCCATATAACGCTCACACCGGTCGTCTTTTTCCACCATTTCTTTGCCGACTTGCTGAGGGATACCGACCTTTTTGGCGAATTCAAGGCTATGCGCCACGCCTTCCATGAGGCGATGCTGCGCGAAGGAAGGCGTGGGCATGATATTACCCCTTAAATGATCGACACGTTATAAGTAAACTGGAATGGCAGAGGTAGTGCACCTGATGCAATCCCGGCTTGTAATACAGGAGCGAGAGCCAGCGGCGTGTAATTCATGAACCTGCTTTTAAGGCCATTGTAGGCCACGGTATTGAATCCGAACCGGTTATATATCGCACCACCGGTTACTGTCCGTTGCCCGTTCAGAATCAGGATGTTGACTACGCCCCCTGTGCCGAACTGTACACTCACCTGGTAGGTATTATCAATCGGTGGGCAGGTGCCATTTACACCAATCAGGAACCGGATGACACGGCGTTTTAGCCAGTCAATGCTGAACTGCATACCGTCGCCTTTATAGAACGACCAGGTAATGATTCGTTTGAACACATCGTCATTTGTCGCGTAATAGGCGCCTGTGCTGATGTACCGGAATTTGTTGAACTCCAGCTTGTTATATGGGAGCGTATTGTAACCACCCGTAGCATTGATATGACCAGAGGGCAAACTGGGCCGCTCTGGAAATCCATACAATCCTGCAGCTACCCAGTCCAGGAGAGTCCCGCTAATTGTACTGGATGTGTACACCGGAAGATTAAGCGTATTGAACCAGTTAAGATATGACCGGGCGTAATCATTCTGGGCGCCCACAAACGCCTGTAGATCATCGTCATCATTGTATTGCGTGTACAGGTAGGAAGGCAGGATGTCGTTAAGCATGATCAACCCTGCGCGATGACCACATTGGATGTGGTGGTGTAAAAATACGATTCGGGATCGCCCGGGATAATGTATGTACCAGACGTCGGTGAAACGGCCAGCCCGTTGATCGTGATCGCCCACACCAGCCGTGTGAGATAGCTGGCAGGCAGCGCCGATGCCACGGCTTGCTGAAATACCTCGTTCAAAATCAGTTCATTGATGGGCTGACCGGCAACAATGCTGTTGATGTAGCTGACAATAGCCGGGTTAGCCAGCTGCGCCACGGCAGTCGGACTAACAACGTTCGGGCTGTTCGTGTTCCATGTCGCCTGCACACCTACTACTTGCTGGGGCGGGTTCACGAACGTAATGGCGTAGGTGTCCGGAAAATCGGTCACCGTCACGGTGATATTCCGGTTATTCGGCGTGATCACTGCCCCGCCCGTATAAACCGGAGCTGCAGAAGTATTTACCGGAATGCTGAATGTGGTCGGGCTGAGTACTGTGGCTGTAAATGTGCCATTGATGGCCGTCATCCCTTGGGCGCCCGTAATCGTCACACTGTTTCCAGTGATAAAACCATGATTCAGGTTTGTTGTGATTACTGCTGGATTCGCCTGGGTTACGCCAGTAGGCGACAGAATCGAACCCGTCAGCCCCGGTAAATAAAAAATTGCCTGATAAATCGCATATGCCACCTGATAGGGGTCACCGCCCCCACAGATGATTTCCCACGCTGTACCATTCTGGCGCACAGAGATAAGCCGGGTTTGCACGCCTGGAACTTCGGCCAGCAGGGTTTTAAGCATGGTAGCAAAGCCAGTGGCAGATACCAGACCGGCTTGCAATACCCGGGCACGATAAGCTTGAGAACTTTCCGCAGCGGCGCCTGGCGTCCCTGCGGAAAGATTATTTACCGTGAGGGTAATAGTCAGCGGTACAGATGTTACCAGGCTGGTAACCGTGCCGATTGGCACCGCCCAGGTGCCGGTAACGTTAGCCACAGCAAACAGGGGCAGTGATGTGCCGCCCGTGCCGATGACGCCACCATCCTGCACCGTATACTGGTATGTGCCGTCGCTGACAATAAAACCTTGCTGCACGATGTACCCGACAGGTCCGGTAAACGTGACATAAACGCTAGTGTTGGTAGTTGAATTCTGGGTCACCCCATAGATTCCGTTACCCAGTTGCGTCATCAGGAAATCATTGGCACCGTTCGGGTCCAGACTGTTGATCAGATCAACGCGCGCTTGTTCCATCACGACCAGGGCGCCTACATCCGTGCTGGCAATATCCTCAATCAGGGAACCGGGCAGATTTGCTGTGTAGCCAGGATCAACACCGGCTACATTATTCAGCAGGTTCTGCCGCAACGTTGCCGGGTCGGTTGGGGTCAGGCCGTTGATGGTGACAACTGTCGGAATATTTGTGGTCATGTTCGCACGCTGAAAATGAGTGAACTGCCCTGATTGGTCAGCACATTGACATTATATGTCGGTGTTGGATCATCCAGCTGCGCTACATTCAAACTGGCAAAATACGGGGAAAATTGCTGCTGAGTCCGCGCGACATAAAAGCCAGGAAACACCTGTTGAATGACAGATTGCTGAGCCAGGATACCGTGATCCGCGAAAAACGGAGATTCATTCGGCTGCAACTTAAGATTTTGGGCCAGCGTGGTAATCCACACCGCATCATCATATCCGTTCGGATCGGTGACTACTTCGATCCATTTTCCATTTGCATCACGTCCCCAGGTACGCATCGCACTAACTCCTTATGTTGGGGCAATGCTACCACCAGTGAACGGTGTATTGGGCGCGCTGGTCGGGCTGCCGGCCCCGGCTGATGTATGGACATGGGTATTCAACCAGCTAACCAGCGCCGCCCAGGCCGAATTCATGATTGTTGGTGATGTGTGCGCGGTGCCATCCGTCATGGTTCCTGAAGGGCCACTTAGCGCCCAGCTAGTCGGGGTTAGCTTGATTGAAGCCGCCCCACACGTGATAGTGACAGCATTCGTGGCAATCATCGTGATGCTGGTTGGCGTCAACACAAAACTGGTGTTATTTCCCGTATCGCGTAGTACAACGCCGTTCGAGGCATAAGCCGTTACTGTAGTTTGATCAACGGCCTGCCAGGCGGTATTACTTATCGGCAAGAACACCAGCGCAGACAGATTGCCCGGTGCGCCCAGATCAGATACACCACCTCCCAGCCCACTCATACCGCCTAGATGGGCATCAGCCGCCAGCACCATACCTTTGCAACCGGCCGCAATGGGATAGCGCACATATTCGGGCCCGAATAATGGAATGGTTACCTGTGGCAGTGTATATGGGCCATTTACTTCAAACTTGACTGTAACAATGCTGTTTTTATTGCTGACTACACTGCATGGGAGTGCCTTACCTTCCAGCTGCAAATAATCATTTACAATTTTTCCGGCGGCCTGATTGACAGACAGAACAAGCGGCGTTTTTTGGGCAGGAGTGCTCATGTGCTGATTGCGTCCACAACGGTTACCCAGGAATTAGCATCCGGTTGACGAAAGTTACCGATATGCCGCACCCGGATGGCCTGAAAAACACCTTGAAATGTCGGATTAGTCCGATAGCGCGCCAGACTCTGAGCAGTCAACGTCTGCTGACCCTGAGGCATCTGGATGTAATCGCTTACCTGAAGATCGGCACGCAACACAAGGCGGGTTTGCACCGTTGCCGGGCCAATCCACGTCGGCTGCCCGATCATGTCAGTGAAATTAAGGGCGATTGGGCTAGTGGGTGTGGTGCCATCATAGACAAGAAATTCCTTGTTTCGGATGACAATGTCCACGCCGTTATATGTGCCCCCGATAATCCGTTGAGAGGCTTGCTTGATGAACTGTGCGAACTGGCTCAATGTCTGAAAATACGCCGGTTCATCATGCGCCAGAACCAGATTCGGGCTGATGTTAATCGTAGCCGTGTAATCGGGGAATGCGACGGCTAGCGTGTTCTGGATCGATGTGGCCAGAGGTTGGCCGGCCGGCCATATATTCACGATGTTTTTCGGTGCGGTTGCAGAACCGCTGCTAACAAGTGCCACGATATCCAGCGTTTGAACTTCGGCTTGCCAGTTACCGAAACATTGCTGGATGGTGCCTTCCAGAATCAATCCTGCCTGTGTCGGGTTCGCCAGCGGCAAGCCCGCCTGCATACCGGCAAACAGCTGGATATTCATGTCATTCAAGTCAGAGGCTTGCAGGATATCTTCAATTGAGATGCCCCATATCTTGACATACGCGGACCCCATCGGCTGCGCCAACGTGTAGGTCGGCACATCCAGTTCAATATTTAGCGCACCTGGTATCGTGACCCCATTAACAAACGACGTCCACTGGCGCAACACGGCGCCAGTGTTCGGATCGGTGATAATCAGGTTGTAGTACCTCATACGCTGATAATCTCGATTTGTGCGTTGTCGATCCGGTACACGATTTGTGTCTGGGTGAAGTAACCTGCCACCAGGTTGATATTGTAATCCAATGGGCTGCCGACCATAGAACGTGTCAGTACTCGCTGATTGGTCAATGTGTAGATATTGATATACCAGCGCTGACCGTACACATTCCAGGTGATAATAACGTTGTAGACTACACCATTATCCAGCGTAGGCTGGAACTGGAATGCCACATCCAGCGATGGCGTGAAATCGACATATACTGTGGTGGTCATAGCAGGCTACCTGTATTCGTACCAATCAGGTTTTGGGCACCGGAAATCAACGAGGACGCACCACCCACCACTGTGGCCTGTACGCTGTTAAACAGACCAGACCAGGTCGGCTGGCCGTTGATCTGGGTACCTGCGTTAAACTTGCTCATCAGGTTGTTTAGAACCTGTTCTGCTTCGGTTTGTGTGACCACCAGCGGCCGCTCAAAATCAAATTGCCATGTTTGCTGGGGATGTTTCGTGGCGTCGCCCGTCACATCGCGCAACGTCCGCATGATGCAATTCGTATACACGTAAGAAGGCGTGGCTATCGTATATGTGCCACCCGATTGGTTGTGCTTGTCTAGCGCAGCCTTCAGCGCCGTCATGGTCAGGAATTTGCTCAGATACCCGCCGCTCTGATTCACCGGAACTTCCATCAGCATGGACAACTGCAAGGGCTGAGCAATCACGGCATTGGCGGCCACGGACTGGCTTGCGAACGGATACGAGCCGATGGACTGGTTAACTAGCGTGCTGCCTTGCATAGGATGGAAATGACACTGGAAGTCATCCAGATTCAAATTCACGGTGCCGCTGAGCAGCCCCTGTGCAAAAATCCCCGCTTGAGTAATCGCAATCAGCGGCAGCATGCCGCCCGGAATAAGTGCGGCAATGCCCCCAGTCAGAATGATGGGGGATATCTGAAAGCCTAGCTGGAATAAATTACGTCCGGTTGTCGCCATGTCAGTGCGCCAGTTGGTTTACCGATACCGCAGCGTTGCCGCCCGTATTATTCAGGATGGTTACCACAGTCCCAGCTGGGAAATTATTTTTCGCGTTTTCGTGTTTGGTCATCGCCGAAATCAGCGCGGCCATCTGATTCGGATCATTAAGATTCAATTTCTGATTCGGGTCCACCTTCATCTTACCCGATACGTCCTTGATATATGACGCGGTGTCGTTTTCGGTGGTCGGGGCATATGTGCCGATGATCTTGCTCAGCGTATCAAGCCCACGATTCTGGTAACGCTGCAGCTGGGATGCCATGGCCCGGATACCTTCCTCATCGCTGGCGAAGGTACGGAACCCCTGGCCGCTGGCAGGGCGCAAATTACCCGGATTGTGGCGATTGCCAGCGTTAGCCGATGTAAACGCAGTAGCCGGCGCGGCGACAGGGCCACGTAGCAGATAGGCATCCAGCCGGGAACCCAGACCCAAATCGTGAATGATCTGTGCCGCTTGCGCCATCTTCTGCTTGTCACCCGATTTGATCAGGTCATTAATGGCGTTGCCCACATCACGCTGACCACCCATGTCATGCGGATTTTCCATGTGTTTGGTCACCGCGTCAGCCAAGGCTGGATTGATCTGGCGGAGCCCTTCCAGCTTTTGATACTGGCTACCCTTCAGTGTGACTTCACCGCCGAACAAACCGAACGCCCGGTTAACCTTGCGTGCAAAGCTGTAAATCGAACCCGCGGCTACATCCAGCGCGTTCAGGAACCCGGACAAATCCGACTTGAACTGATCGCTGGCCAGATATTCAGCCAAGCCCTTAATGCCATCAGCCAGGCCATCGATCCATTTTTTTACGATAGGGCTTTGCAGGAAAATCTTGATTGCATCAGCAACAGCTCCGGACAGCCGTTCTAGTTGCGGGGCCAGTGGAACCAGGGCGGCGATGAAACTGTTTTTGATCGTCTGACTGGCCCGGTCAAACTGCATGTTTAAATCCTGCCAGGCTTTCAGCGTGCGGTCAGACAGCGCCAATTGTTCGCGGTCGGCTTCATACCGTTTCGTCATGGCGTCGATTTCCTGATCGCTCATCGACTTAAAACGGGTCAAATCTTCCATGCTGAAAAACTGGGTCAGCCCATGTGCCTCAGCACCTTGTTGTGTTCCGCCAGACCGGTTGAACGTATCCCGGGCCGCCTTGATCATGGGGCCCAGCAGTTGCGCCACGTCACGTCCTTGCGGATTGACACCCATGGCCTGAAAGGCCCAGCGTCGGCTCAGGTCATATTGCGCATCACGAATACTGGCCAGCGTGGAATTCACATCCCCAACGGCTTTACCGTAATTGATATTCGCGGCGTTCATCTCTCCACTGGTCACGCCCAGACCTTGGGAACGAAAGCGACTCTGCGCCGCGCCAGCCGCTAGCCGATCGATGCCAAACAGGCCGCCAGCACCCAGAATACCGGAGATAATTGACGTCAGGCCCGCCCATTTCAACAGTGATGTGGTTGCACTGGCAATATCTTTGGCAAAGGATTTGGCGCCACGGGCAACACCGGTAATAGCTTTCTCGCCAGCGGCGGCAGCTTTGCGGAATTTATCCATGAAACTAGATGAGCGGGCCAGACCATCGCCCATGGCATCCACGGATTTAGCGTTGCCAGCCAGAGGGATACCAGCTGCAGCTGCCGCTTTACCGACAGCGGCCCATTGCTTGGGCATCGCAGCCACACTTTGCTGGTATTTATTGTATGACTCCAGAAACGCCTGATATTTGGAATCATCAATATCAATCTGGAGCACTGACTTTGCGGTCATACGCCACCTTTCAAAAGTTTAAACGCCCGCAATAAATGGCGTTGGCGGTACTCCAGACCGGTTTTTGCATCTACATCAAAACCATCCTGGCCAAAGAAATCAGCAAAGCCTTCACTGGCCGCCCAATCTAGGACGGCACAAACGCAGTGGTCGGCGTCTCTCCAGTAGAGTCGATCGGCTTCAATGTCGGCAATGAATTCGCGTACTCCGTAATGCTGGATGATGTGGTTAGCGTACCCCACATTGCGGCGGCTCCGTTCATCAGGTTCACCCGCTCCGACTTCGCCGGAATGTACGAAACCGCCGTAAAAAAAACCAGAGAACCCAAAATTAACGCCAGGTCATCATCGTCAATTTTTTCCTGGCTGATAACAACTTCCAGTGGCACCTGCTGCCATCCCGATTCGGTCGGCATGAAAATGCTTGTCAGGCGTCGAATTTCATTAACCAAGCCATTCTGCACACCGGTCTCACCGTCCCATGTGCCCAAGTCCATGGCCACATCGCGCAACATGTTATAAGCCACGGTGGGGCCAATCACCAGCAGATTCAGTGTCATGATTTCGGTAAATACCCGCGACAGGGGCAAGTAGTACCTTTCAAACACTTCCCGGGCGATGGGGACGGAATATACGTGAAACGTACCACCGTCCCCATCATCAAGTCCCATCACCAAATTCAGTTTTTTATTGATTTTCATGATCAGGCCGCATTAAACAGATTGTTGTTGATGGTGTAATAGCCGCGGATGCGGACGTTAAACCCTGCATCCGTGCCATTCATGGGCATTTCGTCCACACCTTCGATGCTGCAATTCTCCAGCGTGTAAACAGGCAGCGTGCTGGCGTCTGGTGTAACGACGCAGCGCCCGATGGTGGACAAGCTTTCCATCTGGGTTTTGTACTGTGAAGCCAAACCCTGCGTGCGCAACAGATGCAGCCGCACCGTGACCATCATGTATGGTTCCGGGGACGTCACCGCCCCGGTCATGGTCGGAATGTACAGCGTGGATTCACCATCCAGGGAAAGGGAAATACCCTCCTTTCCCAGATATGGCGCCGTGGCGTTGAGCGATGGAGTATCTACAACCTGAAAAGCTCCGCGGATACGGTTAAGCGTACCCTGAGCAATGAGCGGATTACCGCTAGTTGATGCCATAATTCGCGCTCCTGTTAACCGACGAAGTTGGTCACGTTCAAGTTAAAGATAATCTGTTCAAAGCCGCGTTTCGGTGTAACCGCCGCTTGCAGACCGTTATATTGCCCCAGCATATAATCGCTAGGGTTCGCTGTGGTATAGATGGCAAACGGCACTGCGTTAATTACCGCGTTACCCGCATATGTACCGGCGTTAAGATTCTGTGCGAAAGTGGTCGGGTCCAGCGTAACCGGAATCACAGAACCGAGAATCAGTCCATAACTCACCCCGTTGGACAGAGTACGTGCAGCTCGATTCTGCAAACGTTGAATGCCCGGCTGGTCGTAATACAACGGCGACAGGACATTATTACTGCCGTTGATGATTTCGTTGGAAAGGTCCAGATCAATATTGATGATGGCCCAATCCACGGAATACCAGTAGTTGAACGGGTTGCCGTCTTGCATATGGCCCCATTGCACAATGGTATTGCTCAATCCACCTTCGGCCCCTGTGTTGATGTAGTTCACATTCGCTGTCTTGAACGTTTGCAGGATCGTACCATTACCCTGTTGCGGGTAAGCGGTCACGCCATACACAAATGCGCAGTTCAACGGCGGAACCTGATTCGTACTGGACGGGTTGTAATTCAAAGTGACGTAGAACGGCGCGGCACATGAAAATTCTGTGCCGGTATTTGCTGCCGATGCTACGGCTGGCGCTTCAACCAGGGCGAACACACAATTATCCAGCGCGCCATAGTTCGTGTACGTGGCCTGCGTGGTGGTCACGAAGAAATTCTGCAAAACCGTTGGCGCGTTGAAATTCTTCACGAACGGATAAAACGTCGGTTCAGCATCCCACTCACGCGGCACCAGAAACGAATAAACCACTTTCGGATTATTCTGAATCCACGTGTTCAGATAGACGATACCTTCGGCTGGTGTGCCCGGCCCCAATTCCAGAACATAAACAGATACGCCCGTGCCCTGAGCCCAGAACGTAGTGTTCATCTGGGTCAATTCGGTCACATCTTCATCCGTCACAGTGCCAAATACAGTTGCGGAACCGGGATTGCTGACCAGAGGATATGTAAAAGTGCTGGCACCTGTGACCGTCGCGGTGAATACACCGTTGTATGCGGTCGGAGTCATACCGGCAATCACGACTTTGAACGAGTCACCCGTATTCCAGCCATGTGGCGTCGTAGTAGTAACCGTTACAGTACCGGATGCCCACACCGCTGAAGTGATCGGCTTTGCAGCAGCCAGAATACTTGTCAGGCTTGAGCTACTGGTCAACAGGCTCAGCGTACCGGGGGCAGTGCTGGTGCCGCCTTGACTGATAAACGCCCCGGTTCGTTGCAGCGTGGAGGGCTGGGGCGGATTAGTGATACTGACGTTGAGTGTGACAATTTGCAGGGTCATGGTTTACTCCCCTTACAGGTAGGCCACGGCAAGCACCTGACCAGTGCCGGGGACCACAACAATGCCAGTACCTACCGGCCAGTCGAGCGCATAAGTGCCAACAGTGTTTGGAATGGTAGCAATCTGGTTGCCAATCGCTGCGCTGCCAGTGGCGGCCGTATCATTCACAGTGCCAGAGGTGGAACCAGCGGTAATTACGCTCACACGCACCACACGGCCCTGGCCAGTTTTAACCACAGTAGCGGCGGACACGTTCAACAGCGAAGATACGCCGCCAGTCGTACTGATCAATTCACCGGATGAGCCCAGGCTCAACTGTTTCTGAACGTAAGCGGAGCCCGATTTTTGCATCGACACGGTTGCGGAAAGTGCGTTTTGCGTCATTTTGATTACTCCTACAGGGGTTTGGGAATCACTGTCGCAAACGCAGACGTGATGTACTGGCGGGCAATGTCCCGCAACCGGGTTTGGTAATAGTTAATTTCAAATTCTATGACTTTTTCCATAGCCAGAACGGTCATTTCTTTCTGCGGCCGCTTCTGGTCCCGGATAACGGGCATATTCATTACGCCGAAAGCGTCCGTATTCAGGCTGTAACTATACACGTAATCGACCCAGTCAAGGGCCGTGTCATTCCGTAATCCATACATGGTTATCCTGACCTTGTCAAACACCAGCTGGGTGTGATCAGACGTGGCGCCAATCAACGGAGCCGACTGGATCGCCGATGTGAGATTCGGCTCAATATGCACTGCGGCATAGGGCGGTATCAGATTAGGCTCAACCGCGTATGAGGGGTACATCGGCATATACTGATTCAGCATCAACCATATGGGCAAGCTATTGGATACCACCAGCTCACGGTTCACATCCGCCGGATTGTCGATGATCTGACTGGCCATGGTCGGATAAATCGCGTCGCCGACATAATGATAGATGTCAGCTTGCAAATACAGGGGCTGACGGGCACTGAACGAAAAGCGCAATCCGTCCCATTCGCCGATGTACATCACCATCGGCCCCGCTTCGTTAAAAAAATCCACATCCTGCTCAGATGTAAAAATCATCCGGTTGCGCTGGATCGTGTCAGTTTCTTCCTGCTGGGTGTCTGTTGCGTAATGCATCGAGCCGCTAACTGTGATCGTCGCAGCCGGGGTGATCGGGCGCGGCTCAGCATTCAATTCCATCCGGTTGAATTGACCTGCGTTATACAAGGCGGTGGGGGACAGCATGTCTGCCTTGACCCAGAATACAAACCCGTCCAGCGGCAATACCATTTTCACATATTTTGTGAATGTGATCGTGCTACCCCGGTCAAGATTTTCAATACCGGCCCGGAGCGCAGAGTTTAACGGGTTGGCATAACCGGCGGCCTCTTCGATTGGTGTTGTCATGTCTCAACCCAGCATTTAAAACTTGTCTGATACAGCCCACTGTCAACAAACGAGGGCCGCGGCTCACCGTGGGTGCGCTTTAAACGTTTGCTTTTACCCATCAGTGCGGCCCCGGTCGGCACACCTGACGCTTTGCCGTCCATTTCTTTGGCGTCCAGGAATAACCGGAACATTGTTTCTATGTTGCTTTCAGCGGACCTGAAGGGATTGACTGAACCCACCGGAGCGCCCGCCATCAGATTTTCCATTGCGCCCTCAAGCGAGTCAGCCAGCGCGTCTGCAACCTGATTTCCATGGAGTTCATAAAAAAAACCCATGACGCCATATTTCTCTTCCAGAATTTCGGCTACGTCTCCGGTGGTCTGGGGGCCATCGGTATATGGAACATCGATCACCCCCAAGTGCAGTTTCATGTCAGACCCCAGAGTGTACCCATATCCTGAGCCCATGCCATATACTGGCGCCCCCATGGGGTTTTAAGATTCTGCAGGTTCGACAGAGTCAGATTCTTGAATGCATCTGGCACCAGCAAACTCTGACTTGTGGATTGATCCGCGCTGGCCTGGATAACGCCGGCTACAAAACTGTAGCTCAAGTACTTGGCGCGTAAATCAGAAAAAAAAGTAGATGGCGGGATATCCTGCGCATAGTTAATCAGGTTATCGCCGCCCAGGTTATACACTGCCAGCATATAAATGAGCGGGTCCACTTGCTGGATCGTATCGCTAACGATGGATTCAGCCACGTTAAACGCGTACGTGAACCAGATGGAATTATCGGGCAGCTGGGCCGTAGTGATGCCCATAGCTGTCCGTACCCACGCAATAAAGCCGGTCAGTGTCGGTTCCATAATCAGCCTTGACGCGGACGACCGCGGCCACGCTTGGGTGCAGCGTCCCCGGTGACCTGAATGGTTTCGTTGACGGTCGTAGTGCTGTTACCGTCGCCTTTGTCTTCTTCGATAACCTGAACCTCAGCCAGACGCCCTTCACCGGATTCAGCCATCTGCTGAGCCAGCGCGGACGCCGACTCTTTGCGAATTGTTTCGTTCCGCTCTTTCAACTTGTCATCGTTGGTTTCAAATGTGTACATGATCTTGTCCACATCAATAGGTTTGTCGAACTGATAGCACAGGCCTACAAACTGATGATTGTTCATCACATCGGAGGCGGGCACCAGACCGTACATTTCGTGCTGGGAGATGATGAATTGCAAATCTTCCAGGCTGGCGTTTTCTTTCCAGATGAACTGCTGTTCGCCCGGTTTGATGTTCTGATAGACGATGCGATCCTGCCCCGGCGCCCGAAAATTAAACTGATTAATCTGCTTGCTGCAATTAGCGATATACAACGTGGTCATGTTTGATTCTCCTGTAAAAACGCCCCACGCGCCATATGACGGGTGGGGCGTAAAGCCATGATAGCACTGGCTTACTGGTATTGCATGCTCACGATAGTCACAGCTTCCGGACGTGGTGCCCAGCCTGAAGTGACGCGCATTTCGGACAGAACATCGATTGCACCGCCGGCCAGCGGGGTCGGGATTTCGCGCGGGGCGGCCATGTCGCACAGCTGCAAAACTGTGGCTTCCAGACCCGGACGCAATTCCGCCCAGACGTTAGTGTTCACGCGGTCGTTAACCTTCGGCTTCTTCACTTCCGGCACAACGATCAACACGGCATCAGTACCACCCGCGCCCTTGCCGATGAGGGTGTCGTCGTAATTCCAGATCAGATCATCGTTGTTCCGCTCCAGAATATTTTCCAGAGTGCCCTTGGTGGTTTCAGAACCAGCACCCTGACGCTGGAACTGCACCAGCTGCACGATACCCTGGTATTCCATAACACCCAAGGTACGCTGCGGGCCGATGATCGTCACTTGCGCCGGCATGCCCATTTGCATCATGCGAGTTTTGATCGCCTGGACCTGGGTCAGCAGGAACTGGGCCATCTGACCATTATCATAGGTCAGCACAGTAGTGTTGCCATAGGTGTCGGCCGGCAAAGATACTGCGGTAGCACCGTTGGTATTCAGCAAACCTTCGCCGTTCGTGGCATTGAAGCCATAAAGCAGCGCGTTACGGGTTTGCTGGAAAATACCCTGACGCATGCCCAGCCGCTGAGCTTCAGGAAGCGATGCGCCCCATTGACCAAACGCGGCAGTATCGTGGTGATCATACTCGGCGCGAGTACGAATCAGATATGTCGGTGTCGAAATCATGCGCGGGGTGATACTCACCGATGGCAGATTGTTGGAAGCGCTCTGGCCAGCCGCGACTTTTGTCCGGATGTCCATGGCCTTGATATATACGTACTTGTCACCCTCGCCCAGGCGCACCAGCGGGTTACCACTGGCCAGCAGGTCAAACGCACCGGATGCCTGATTGTATTGGAGAACAATCTCCGGCATGGTGAAGTTGGGGTGAACCTGTACAAAAGACGGTGCGACTGTTGCCATTATGCAGGCTCCTTAAATGAGGATGATTGCAGCAAAGCCAGCGGCCCAGTGCACCAGGTTGTTAATCGGATCATACACAACCACTTTGCTGTTCGGCACGATTTCCAGAACACGAACGTTCAGGGCACCAGTACCATAATTCAGCAGGATTGTACCAGTCAGTGCGCCAGTCGCAATCGCGCCAGAGGCTGCGGTCACATTGAACGTGAAGTGCTGGCTGTCCGTGAAGGTTGCGACTTGCTGGTTGCCGTTAACCAGCGCGGCACCAGTACCGGTCACACCACTGATGTTGATATAGTCGCCCACGGCTGCAACCGGGCTGGCGGCGGCCATCACCACAGTCATGGTGTAAGTACCGTTGCCGTTGTAGGCGCTGGTAATCGACGTAACAGAGTACGTCGGAGTGCTGGCGTCGTACGGTTGCAATGCGCGGTTATTGAAATCCCACGACACTTGCTGGGTAATCGCGCCGCCGTCCAGACCCACCAGCGAAGGATCGCACTTGACTGCGATGCGGGCGCCTGAGCCGGTACGGAAAAACGGAATCGTCATACCGGCGCCGGCCGATGGGCTTTCAGACGCAGGCGTGTTAATCCACGCTGTGGCCTGGTTAATCGTGGACCAACCAGTAATCGAACCGGTGGTTGTGGCGCTGGCAATCGTCGGACCCAGTGCCAGCTGTGTGGACAACGGGATGTTTTCAACGATTGGTACGCCGCCCCACATCGGAATGGTTTCCGTGGTGGCCAGTGGCCCTTGCGCCAGGAAGAACCGGACGGCCGGGTCATCGTAAGCGACGCCCTGTACCAGACCTTCCGACTGGATGGAAAAACTACCCAGCGCGGTTGTAGTCTGCATCGGGGCAATAGATACGGTATTAGCCATGAGTTTTACCCCTTATTAGTGAGTTTGGCGGCCAAGCAATGCGCGACGGCCCGGAATCTTGAACTGGCTAGTCCACACTTCCGGGTCACCCTTGAATGAGGTGATACGGCGGCCGGTCTGATCGGTAGTGTGGACTTCCACCAGCGTGGCTGCCGGAATATCCAGTGCATGAACCGAAGCGGCTTGCGCATCGTTATAAATCAGGTTTTCGATCATGTCGAAGTTGGCGCCGGTCAGGGTGGACAAATCCGCGCCCTTGTAATTCGCCGACTTCGGCTGAAACTGTTGTGCCAGACGACGGCGGTAAGCAAGGGGCGATTCACCCGCAATAGGCGGCGAGGCTTTTTCGCCAAATGCGCCAGCCAGACTGTCGGCTCGTACTTGCGCCCGGGCGATTTCATCACGATCAGCATCGGACAATGCGCGCGGCAGCAATGCTTTCAGGCTGGCAATTTCTTTGGCCATACCAGCAACGAGACGGCGCGTAGAATCGTCACGCTTCTTTTCTTCTTCGTCATCGTCATCGTCTTTCTTGTCGCTATCATTTGCAGGCGGGATCGGGTCCGCCGGCATATCAACGTTGTCGTCATCCTTTTTCGAGGTGTCGTCATCGTCGTCTTTCTTGTCTTCCGGGCCCTTGCCTTCAAGCGAGTCCATGCGGGCGCTCAGGGCATTAACCGAATCAGCAATGCCTTTTGCCCATGCCGGCATTTCTGCATCGTCTTTATTTACTTCTGTTGGATCAGCCATATTCAGCTCCAGGTTGTCAGATTTCACGCCGGCGGGCGCGTGGCCTTTGTCCCAAACACCTTGTTCACAAATAGCCAGATGGTCAAGCCTTGATGGCGTCCCTTCTATCAGAAGAGATGTACCGTCGTCAAGTTTGAACTCTTTGTTACCATCAATCTTATAAAATATGACTGACGGCGATGTACTCATTTGCTTGTTGTCCATCAGGACATTGGTTGCATCATCATAAATCCGGGCGATGCCCCAAACTTCTTCACCACTGATATAGGGTAGCATAATCGTACCCACAGCACGGTCAGCAAATTCCTTGCTGTCAATACCCGTTCCACCTTCCGGGTGTTCAAAAATTACGGGCAGGCCGTTGCATCGCGCCAGAAATTCATCATTCAGATAATTTTCAGGTGGGCGATACGCAATTTCATCATCTTTGGAACGATACGCAGTACCGGTGCCGGTAATGCGGAGCGCCCACAAACACATATTACCCACACGCTGGGGGCTGGATAATTCGCCGGCCGCCATCAGCTTGCCGATTTCCAGCTCATCCAGACCAAACCGCTTGTAGGCATCAGATTCCAGCACCGCCAGAGTGCCCGGGTGCATCGGCTGGGGTAACAAGTCCGGATCGTACCATCCCCATCCTGACGATTCATCATTCAGCACCGCGGCGAATTGTCCCGGCAGAATCGCACCAAATGTCGTGAAGTACCCATCCGAACTGACGGCGATTTTAGCTAATGGGGCTTCATACAGAAACCCGGCTTCCTCATATACTTCACGCCGGGCAGCTTGTTCAGCGGTTTCGCCGGGTTCAATGTGGCCCCCAGGAAACGCCCAGTGCCCTGGAAAATCGCCTCCATTGCCGCGCTGGAGCAACAGAATTTTACCGTCAGACTTGAACAGAATGCCCGATGCTGTGCCGTGTTCGCTCATCGCCCCAGAACCTCTTTACCTTTATTCGTGAGCATGTTATCAGGCAAGTCGCGCAAGTTATACAGGTATTGCGCGAAACATCGGCAGAACGGTTCTTCGGCGGGCTGTGTAATATCATCCAGGTAGCCGGCCGGGCCGACTTTCATGCTGCCGTTCGCTAGCGCCCAGTTACCCCGGATCGTATAAATAACCATGTCCCGTTCTTTATGATCGGGCCGATAGTTATAGCCGGGCTGGCGCCAGTGTGAATGCCACATCGCAGCAAGCGCACCACCATCAAGCGCGATAATGTTATTCAGGGCCGATGTGAATTTATGCCCTTGGTCGATCATGACGCGGCGTTCTTCAAACGGCAACGAGCCCAGCGCCTTGCGCAAATTCGTTTTGACGTCCAGCTTGTCGATAGCGTCACTACCGCCCGCAGGGATACTGGTGGCCCATCCGCTGAATCGTTGTGCAGTCTGTTGCACCATGCGCTGACGGTTCAAACGGATGAGCTGGGAGCTAGCCAGCTGGCGTCGCTGCAATTCCTGAACCATCTGCGGCTTCAGGCGGTCCACGGTAAAACGTGCGACACCCTTGTGCATTTTCATGATGCCGCCCTTGTCAATCAGGCGCGAATAAATCGCCCCGAACGAACGGCGTAGTTCTTCCTCAAGCTTCGCGGCAGGCACCAGACTTTCTTCAGCAGCCGCAATGATTCGCGCCAGCCAGTCATCCAGGCGGGTTGGACTATCGTATCCGTAAATCTCGAATTCACGAATCGCAGCGGTGATTGTTTCCTGAAATGCGGCCATCAGGATCACCGGTTAATATTCGGCTCACCCGGCATCGGGGGCGGCTCAGGTGGAACATAATTTTTCAGCGCATCGAAATCCAGTTCCAGCGGGTTGGTAAACAGTAATTTATTTTCGTTCAGGTTGTCCTGAGCCCACATGATGACCTCCGCCTTGTTCAACGGATCAATCTGGGGCATCAGAATTTCCAGCATGGCAATGATGGATTTTAGTTTTACTTCATCAACCTTGATCTTTTCGGATTCGGGTTCGGTCAGCAAGCTGGGCCACTGCGCGGTAAACGAGTTACGAAGCATCTGGAAAAACGCTTCGTAACTCATCTTCCCGTATGCTTCAGGAAATTTTTCCTTGCAGGATGCATAGAACGCCTTGTTCCACGCGCGATACATGACGATCTGATCCATGAACTCGTAAAGCGGCGTGGCCCAGTTGCGAATCTCATCGATAAACATGGCCTGACGCTTGGCATCCTCAGTACCGTCAGCAAACCCTTCGGCAAACGCTTCATCCTTCAGGATGCCAGCTGGCATGTCTGCAGCAGCGGCGATGTTATCCTGAATGTTGCTGCGGCTGGCCGACATTGCTTGATTGACGTTCGTCAAATCAAGGGTCTGGATATCTTCAGCCGGGTCGATACTCAGCACGTTTCCTGTGGTGCCCTGTTGCAGCAGACTGCGCTTGAGTGCCGTTGCTTTCTGCATCAGGTTATTCACGATTGATCCGGCCTGCTTGATCTTTGCCACAATCATGCCGGCTTTCAGCGATACCAGATCGTCCGTAATCATGGTCTGGATATACGACTTCATGGGGAACAAGGCGCGCTGATACACAGAGCGCCCCACAAAACCGAAAGCGCTATTGCTGTATGCGATATATACGGGTGCCTCGTTCATCACGACGCACGCACGACTCCGGTGATAAGGCTGGCCCCCGGCGGTGATGCTCACTACCTTCTGGAAATCAGGCGCATTCGGGTTCTGGTCCAGCACCAGTGACCCGGCGGTATTCAATGGGTCGAACGTGGAAAAATAGATATCCAGATCAGGAAGGGTGAACGGATCGATCGGCTCGTTGGTGGGGATGTTGGGCGCACCGTAAGCCAGCGAACCGATACCATAGATGCGCGCGGTACGCATGGCGTTTGCGATATGTTCATCGCACTTCAGCTGCTTCCACTCACGCTCGAATGCGTCACGGGCCAGCTCTTCAGGACCGTCTGGGATTGCGATATCACGACCTTGCGACTGGGCAATTTTAATCGGGCGGTCCACCATCTTTCCGCCCAGCGGGTGATACAGATAAATCACCTTGCACAGCTGATACGACACATCACTGCCGGGCTCGATATCACCAGCATTAAGCATGGTCATCAAGGCGGTGCCGGTGCCGGCGCCAGTTACGTCAATGGTACTGGTTACTGTCATTTACGAACCCTCACTATTCCCCAGCCCGATGGCCACACCGCATGTAAACGTATCGGCCAGATCATCGGCTCGTTTCGCCGCCTCTTTGTCCGCCAGTTTGTAGCCGCACACCTGACTGATGAAATGGTTGCGCGCCATGCCCTTGTAAGTCGTGATCTTATCATAGGCATACGCGGATATTTTAACCTTGCCCTGGTATACATGATCGGAGATATTCAGCGCCCGGCCATCCTTGCCCATTGCGGTTAATTTGCTGTCGATCGGATGTACCGGCCAATTGCGCGCCAGACCCTTCTGGAGCAATACGGTGCCGGAGTTTTTGTCTTCAATGTGCATACCCGTTGGACCATGTCGGGCTTTGCAAACATCGGCCAGATAATTCAGGCGCTCATGTACTGAGGGTAACCACTCCTCCAGACTGCCACCTTCGATCTGCACAATATCCCAATCCAGTACGGTCAGCGGAATTCCCCAGAGCGTATTCAGCGCAAAATAGGTTACCGCAGTGCCGTCATTCTCGGTGCCTGTTTTTAGAGCCGTATCAATCACTGCGTAAACCGTGTCACATTTATCTGGCCATGGTACGCCTTGCCCATTGACCAGCATTTTTTCTGCTGAGAAAAACGCAGCGCCGGACCAGTCTACAAACTTCGCTTCATATTCCTGCGCGAAAACCCGGGGCTCACGTTTCTGGCGCAACTCCTCAATCGCCGCAGCGGACATGTACGGATTTTGCGATGTAGGGGCGTAATACTCAGTAAATCCCATCTTCGGATCGTTACAGACACGCCAGAAAAAATTCTCTTCACTGATGCCATTCGGTGTGGACAACACCCACACATCCCCATTGAAATCCAGCAGGGTCGGCTCTATCGAGCGTTCCCATATTTCCATCATGTTGTCTTTGGTGAACGCGGCTTCATCAATAATGACGCGATGATATTTCCGTGACCGACCGGCGCGTTCATTTTCCAGGGTCCAGAAATCCACACGGCCGCTGGTTATCGTATGAATCACGCCGTCATTCTTGCTGGATGATTTAACGACTGGATCAATGATTGCGTGCAAGTCCCGGTACGCCTCAGACTGGATTTTATAATCCGGGGTGAACCATCCGACATTGCGCCCCTTGGTGCACGCATCGCCAGATAGCGTGATGGCCATATCGGTTTTACCCCAGCGACGGCCGCAGCGAATGACATTGAATCGGGTGCGCTGTTTGTATGCAGCGACCTGGCCGGGGTGAAGGGTGGGGAGTGCGACGATAGGCATCAGTCAGGCAACCCGCCAGTGATTTGCACTGGCTCTTGCTGGACGGGGGTTTTATCACTCTTCACAGCCTCAATCCCGATACTACTGGCCCGGTTGGTAACATCGATCATGGCGGCCAGCTGCTTGAGAAGGTCCATATCAATAAGCCCGTCTGGCGTAATAAGGTTAACTGAAACCTTTTTAGCCGCTGTTGAAATGAGTCGTGCGATGTACACATTGTTGTCAGCTACAACAGACAAACCCTCTCGTGTACGGTTCATCACATTGGCTAATTCGAGCGCAATACGCTGATCATCCTCGGCCAGACCCAATTCTGACTGAGTAAATTGCGATATCTTTACAGCAGCAGTATGAATAATTTCTTTATGCGTAAGCGATTTTGCGGAACCATTGGGCGCGGATTTGTCCACTATTTCCCCACGATCCATCGCATCCGATGCTGCATCTAGTTGTTTTCTAAAGTACATCCAGATGGATTTGGAGGTCAGTCCATATTCTTTCGCCAGTGAATATACGGACTGACCATGCACATAGTGCTGGCGCTTCACTTCCTCCCACTGGGCCGGAGATAACTTGCTTTTGCGCCCCATAATTTATAACTCCTTAAATTACTGATAAATCAGGGTCAGATTAGCCGGCGTTGTGCCCGCTGCCACAACAAACAGCCCGTTGGTGAAAGTCAGACCCAGCTGGGACATAGCTACAGCCCCGGCGGGTGCGGTGTTGATGGTAGCCAGCAACTTGCCCGCCGCGCTGGTGCCATCATAAATCGCCAGAGTCGTAGCGGACCCGGGCACCCCGATCAGCACGCACATGAGCGTACCTTGACTCGCTTTGACCAAGGTACTGCCGTTCGCGGTTACGTTCAAAATAGCCATAATTTCACACTCCATAATTTATAAAAGCGGCATTACAGTTGATTACATTACAGATGCTTTTCTATTCTCTCTGCCAGATTCTCTGTGTTGCCTACCACTCATCCCCTAAAAACGACCGTCCATAATTATGCATAATTATAAACACGTATTTCACACGTAATCTCCAGCCATACGATTTATACCCTTTTACTGTAATACTGTAATGAAAATAGAAAAAAGGTAGTATAAACAAGGGTTTGCGTGCATTACAGTTGGCATTACAGTTGTGGTCTAACTGTAATGCTGTAATGGAATTTCATTACAGTTGCGAAACAACTGTAATGCGGGTTTTCTCCAGTAAATTCTTTATATTTTCTGTATTTACCGATAAATTTTCAGCTATCCACACCCGATGAGTCTTGCCATCCCACCACACGGGGCCTGCTGAAACGTAACCGATCCGGTTCATCATGTGGCTGAGATTACGTCCTTGAGGAACATCCACACCTTCGGCGGCAGTGAGCAATCGCAGCGTATTGCTGAGACATGCTGAAGATACAATTTCACGACTGATACCATAGCCGCCACGTTCAATCACATCACGAGCCATCATTTCAGTCTCATCCATGCCCGACAGCATCATGCGTTTCTTTTCGTCCGTCATCGGCGCGTGAGCCTTTGGTTTAAACCAGGCCGGGACGGGCATCTCCAGCAACCAGCGGCGCCACTCTCCGGCACACTGGGAAATACTGTCATGGATCGTACCAAAATGGGCTTCCAGTCCCTCCCGATCGAGTCCAAGGGCTGCCGCCAGTTCCATGAATGACATGAAGGGGCTGAATATCACCCACCATCGCCGGTCATCATCTTCCAGCGGTAAAGCGTCGTTATGATTGGTAAATGCAATGTAATTGGCGGTGTTGGGCGTATCGTAGGCTTCACCGCCCTTGGGATGGATAGTGACATGACGATTGGTGATGTAGGGGTGCAGCATTTTATAAATGCGATAGCGGTCCTTGCCGGTCAGGTGAATTTCTTCAATTGCAATCAGCCGACGCCCGGCAGCCCAGCCTGTAAACCCGGATGAGCTGGACAGGATTTCTGTATTCACGCGCCTGATATTCCGGCCGCCACCCGCTGCGTGGAGAATGTCGGCGATGATCGTCTTGCCGTCACCCATTACACCCTTGATCAGGGGCGCATGCAGAATCTTGCAGTCAGGCCGCTGGATCGTTGTGGCCATCCAGGCCAGCAAGCCGTAATAAACAACCTCCCGTTGCCCACACAATGCCCACAGGTTGCGTTTGAACGCCTCGATACCTGCTACCCCCTGTTCCGTCCATGTAAACGCAGGCTCAGGCAATGACGCTTCAGTAAACTCATTGGCGTAGGTTCGACCGTCATACTCGAAGATCGGCTCACGCCCGGGTGCATACAGCAACCCGTCTACGGTGGTCATGTTCCAGTGTTCCAGGCAGAAACGTGCCGCATCCTCCCGCAGCCCTGAATCTTTTACTGGCATCAGACGGTTGTATTTCGCATTGAATGCCGTGCGGCTCAGTACCGCGCCTTGTTCCAGACTGTAAAACACATCCTCATCCAGCACATAAACGTGACTGGTCGCCCAGCCCGGCACATGTTCGTACTGTTCCGAATTTGTTAATTTGCGACGTAGCATCGCCCGGCAGTCAGCCAGCGTCACCGGGATGGAAAATACGGTTTTAAAGCGGTCACGCAGCAGCAGCGCCAGGCGGTCACGATCCAGCCGTTCAATGCCGGGCATATCCCGGATCATGGGCACCACAACGTTGCGTAATTCTTCCTCATCGGCATTCATGAGTCGTTGCGTGATGGCCTGCAGGTCTATTTCCGGGGCAGTGAGAGTTGCGGTCTGGACTGGAACGGTTTCACGTTCGGCATACACCTCGGACTGGCGGGCGCAGGCGCCATGAATCGTGAATTCACGCAGATAAGTATGGTGGTCGTCCCACTTGTCACGGAACATGGCGGACTGACGCATCAGGCGTTCCATGCGCTCCGCGTCACATCCGGTCCAGAATGCCAGATGCTGGGCAAGCGCCGCATCGGCTTCGGATTCACCGATACCGCCGGGGCCATCGCCGGGATAATTAGCCGCCAGCACCGGTACATTACGATGCCACAGGTCCGCAAAACTGGCTTTGCCTTGATAAGCACCCATGACGCTGCGGGACATCAGTGCGCGGCGTATTAATTCCTGATCATCAGTCGGACCACGCCAGTCATCGCGGGGGCCGTTATCGAAATCACCGGTATAAACAGTTTCTTCTGGCCCGGCGGGGAAATATTCGTTAACCAGAGCAGCTACCGCGACGTCATGGCGCGAGTCTGCCGATCCCCACACCAGCCCGTGGACCGGTTCACCGAATGCCACCCCACGCAGATCGGTATACAGCTCCAGCTGATGATCAGGGTTTTTGCAGCCGTGCTGGGGTGTATAGCCATGCCCGAAGATGTGAAGTCCGTCGCCGCTGGATGAATATTCCATGAAAGCGCCGGGGAAACGGTTGACCAGAGTCTGGGCCAGCGTGTTGAGCTGGCGGGTGGCGGGGTCTATGCAGTGGTCGATATCCAGAAACCAGTATCCCGTATCGCCGCGGAGCATCCAGCCCAGCGTGTAGGCGTAGCCGTCGTTACGGCCGCGCAGGGATTCGAGAACAACGCTGGCATCGTCGAGAGTCAACCAGTTGCTGGCGTCATGGGCGTCCATGCGCTGCGGTCGTCCATCGGGGTAACACGGGATTTTTTCGTATTTGTTTTTCGTGCTATCCCAGCTCATACGCCAGACGAAAAAACGGGGATAGTTCGCCATGCCGCCCAGAGCGGCACGTAGTTGCGTATTTACCATGTCTGTAACTCTTCCGTGTTGTCCGGATATGTTAAACGTTAATAACGAATAAAAAAAGCCCGACACAAGGCCGGGCGCAGGGGGATGGAACGATACAGACAGGTCCGGTTAGTCTAGCATGGCGACAGCGGTAACGATAGCGCGACAGAAAGCGTCAGCAGGAGAGCCGTTATAAGCGACGGTGTGGTAGTGATAGCCATCGCACTCCGCAGTGACTTCGAGTTCACCGAAAAAGATTTTTGCCTGCTTAATGATGGCCAGCTCCAGCGCCTGATGGGGATTGTTTAAAGGATTCCAGAGCGTGAGATAACCAGAACCTTCAGGCGTCCGTTCGATTATTCCGAACTGAGAGACGCCAGGGTTATCTTCTTCCACAACCCCGGGTACAAATCGCGCGCAACGGCGCAACATTTCGATACCGTTCATGATGTTTAATCCTTGAGTTTTTCGAAGAGTTCCGGCCACGTTTCGGCACGGTCACACAGCATCATGCTGTTGCGTAAGCAGCGGCGTTCTTCAGGTGTCAGGGCTACACGGATAGTGCGGTGCTTGCGGGTTTTCTGACGATGGCGGGCCATCCGTTCCGCCCCGGTCAGGGGTTTATCGCCGATCATTGCGATTCCTCCGTAGTACCGGTATGGATGCAGAAATACAGATCCTTTCCCGCCCGGTGATTGTGTTGCGACTTACAGTCTTGTTTCCAACTGTCGCGTTCGTAATTAGCCGCCCACTGACATACGACTGTTACGATAGGCAAACTTGCTTTCATCCCAGTTTTCTCCGTATCGTTTCCATGGCCCGCAGATACTCTGGCGTGAGTTTCGATTTCGGGCGACATGGCGGTTTTTCCACGTCGGAAACATCCCACTGTAAACCACACTGAGCACAGTGCCACTGGTCATTGATGCGACGTTTCCGACAGCGCATGGCTAGAAATCTCCGATACCCGGAAAAGCCCAGCGGATTTGCTCATCCGTGAAACCGTTCATACGGCAGCGGCGGACAAGTTCAGCTGTGTCAAGCTTCGTATGAACGGTTTCATTAACAGGTGGATTACTCCCTGTCAGATTCACCCGTCCCCGACTGGCTACAGGGCGGCGCATGGGCAGCAGCGGACCGTGTGGTGTGGCTAATACAGCCCCACAATCCTGACAGTGCGCGGGCGTGTTGCAAGTTTTACTGACCACCGCGCCCGCGCATATATTACATGTACCGATAATCATCATTTAAACCCCCGTTCCTGGCAGTGCTCCGCTCTGGATTTATCCCCACGCTTGCCGATCATTTCCAGCACATGCCCGACTGCCTCCGCTTCACGGATTCGGTCAGGCACCAGCGCGGCGTAATAACCCTGAATTTGACGCATGATTTCGGCCCGTTCTTTTTCGCGTTCGGTGCTCATGTCTGATCCACTTGATAGGAGGTGCCATTGATATTGGGTTTACGTTCGGCATAATCGAAGTTGGAACGGGGACTGGAGGCCGATTCGCGTGGTGTCGGGAGCATCGTAGCCAGTGCATCATAGTCGCCGGAGATAATCAGGCTGATCATTACGGCTGCTCGGGCCGACAGATTATGTTCTACAGCAAAATCAAGAGGGGTCATGGTTTACTCCAGTTTAATTTGTGTCACATCAGGAGTGACTATAAAAACTTTAATAACGTTTTTATAAGAATTTATTTCTTGTCGATCAGGGCGCGTACCCTCTCCGCGTAGTAATTTCCCCAGTTATCTCTGCCGAAGGAGTTATCGATAGCTGCTGCCGCTTCTTCCAGCGCCTCGTGCCTGATCTGTTTGGCGTCGATGGCTGGGGCTTTCTTTGCCTGCTCCGCAATGGCTTGCCCAAGCAAAAATAATTGACTTGGTTCAAACGTGCCAGCTGCTGGGCCGCATTCCAGCCCGCGAAGCAGTTCGGATAATTTCAACGTGGTGCCGATGGCCGGGGCTTGCTGGCGGGCGTAGGCCAATGCTTCGTGCCAAGCGGCGCAAATCCATCGGGTAGCAGGCGCGACATATTCCCCCGTTGAGTCTTTGCCTAGAAAATTCCCGCGTTTTGCATATGCCTCAAACGCCGCCCGGTCTGCATCGTTCATGTTGTGTTGGGTCATTTCCCGACCTCCTGTAGCAGGGCTTGCGCCTCTTTAATCAACCGGTAATTGCAAAACTCTTCGTGATACTGCGGGTCTGGAGTTTTAGTCATGCATTTGCACGATGCAATGCAAGCTAGTTCCAATTTATGGAACACATCTTTCGGCACAGACTGCGCTGGCACAGTGGTCTTGCCGTAAAGGGGCAACCATTCATCTGGCTTTTCATCGCGCAGCATCTTGCCGCCCACTGAACTGGTATGCACCGGGCCTTCGTACATCTCCCCATTGCATGTTGGTCGATACCAGAATATCGGCTCCTGCCCCTCACTAACCTGCGCTGGCACAGTGGGCTTGGCCGTC